GCCGAAGCGACGGTCAAGTACCTGGGCAACCCGTACACGTCCTACACCTCAGCCCCGACCGTGTTTGCTACGCAGAGCCTCTCCGCCGAGCACCTCATCCCTGCCTGGGATACCGCCATCACCATCGGTGGCACGAGCTACACGAACATCACCACCGGCGAACTGACCATCAACCGCAAGACCCAGCCCATCTTCACGCTCGGTACGCAGGCTCCCTACAACCTGTTCGCCGGCCCTATCGAAGTGACCGGCAAGTTCACGATGGTCGTCAACTCCACGGCTGACGTGTTCTCGACCGGCTCTAGCGCCTACGGTCTGACCCGTAGCCCCGAGGCCATCAGCATCACGCTGACCGACCCCAACGACGCGACGAGCGGAACCCAGCACTCGGCGAACTTCACCATGAGCGCGGCGCAGATTCACTCCATCAGGCGCACACGTGGCAAGGAGTTCACGGAACTGGAAATCGAGTTCACCGCCTCGGCAAACAGCACCGACGCTGCGACCGGCTACTCGCCCATCCAGACCACGTTCATTAACGCCCAGTCTGCCGCGTACTAAGAGAAGTAAGGGGAAACAGTGCCACTAGTCGAACTACCTAACGGTCAGTCTGCCATCATCGCCAGCAAAGAGGAGATTACCGAGCGCACGTCTCGGGCCATCTCTCGGGCCTACATGAAGGCAGCCGGAACCGCCGCCAAACTCGCCTCGCTCGGCTTCGACGATGCTGACCCCAAGACCTGGGGCATCTTCGCCGAGATTAGCGACGAAGACCAAGCGAACCTCGACGGCTACCAGGCTGAGCTCATCGTGGGCCTAGTCAAGCAGTGGACACTCGGAGACCTGCCGACCTTAGAGACCGCGTTAGACCTGCCTAAGGCTACGTTTGACGCGCTCTCTGAGGCCTGCGGAGCCGAGTTCAACGGATCTACGCTGAACACGGAGCCCGACGTAGACCCAAAAGCCCCTACCGCCGCCTCGCCAAACTAAAGGCGGCGCTCGAAGGCAAGACCACCGAGGTTGACCCCGAGGTGCTCGCCTTCTACCGTGAGCACAGGTTCCGCAAGACCTATGGCGGCAGTCACTCCGAGTTCATGGCTCAGCCGGTTCTACTCACCGAGTGGATGCTGGCAGTGGCGGAGATAGAGCGAGAGGTAGCAAATGGCTGAGGTCATCGTCACAGGCATCGTGGACTTCGAGAAGGCGCTCGGGCTCACGAAAGAGAAGGCCAGCCTCGCGGCTCGTCAGTTCGTCACAGAGGGTGGAGACATCATCGCCGACAGCGCGAAGGAGCAATTCCGCGCACGTCCGGCAGGTTCGCGCACCGTGTCACGCACGGGTCGGGTCTACTACAAAGCGTCAGGCCCCTACGCATCCAAGCGACCGAACCCCACCATCCGCACCGGCAACACCCGAAACTCCATCCGCCGCGCCTACGTCCGAGACCTGGGCGCAGGTAAGTGGGAATCAGGAACGGGCCCCAGCACGTTCTACGCGCCCTACGTCGAGTTCGGCACTCGCTACATCCACGCACCAGCCTTCCCCTTCATGGCGAACGGCACACGCAACGCAGAGGACAGGCTCAAGGCACTCGCCGAGCGCGTCTTCCGCGAATCTATCGAATAGGACTGAACAATGGGGATGCTGCCAACAGTTGTAGCCACGCTTCTTGCGGACACCCGTGAATACATGGCGAAGATGGACGAGGCCGGCGCAAAGATGGCGGAGTTCGGCGGCATCGCTGAAGCCTCTGGCGGCAGGATGAACAAGTTCGCCAACACAGCCTCAACCGCCGTTCTGGGCGTAGGAGCCGCCATCACCGCCTTCGGTGTGGACAAAGCCTTCCAGTTCCAAGAGGGTCTGGACAAACTGCAGAACCAGGCAGGGCTGACCGCCGACCAAGCCGACAAACTCGGCAAGGCCATCATGGGCATCTCGAACGCCACGGGCCAGAGCACCAGCGACCTCATCAACTCGGCGCTCGCCGTCGAGCAGGCCGGCATCAAGGGCAAGAAGGCTACGGATCTACTCAACACCGCAGCGCAGGCCGCCGTCGTTACCAACGCCTCAGTCGCCGACACCACGCAGGCCATCGTCGCCGCGCAGTCGCTCCAAATCACGAAGGGCATGAGCGTCCAAGACCTGACCGGCAAACTGGTCGCAGGCTCTAAGGAGTTCGTGGGCGGTCTAAAGGCAGAGGAAGCCATGCTCTCGGGGCGCGTAGGTGTGGCCCTCGCCGCGCACGGGCTCCAACTCTCCACCGTCACCGCCCTGGGCGCTGAGTTTGCTAAGGTCGGCCTGCCCTCTCGCTCCATCGCCACCTTCGCCACGGCGCTGAGCAACATCGAGAACCCGACCAAGACCTACACCAAGAACTTAGAGAAGGCACGGCTGAGCCAGAACATCCTCGCCGCCGACCTCCGCCGTGGCGACGTTGGTGGGATGCTCAAATACATCAAGGAGCAGGCTGGCGGCTCGGCTGCCAAATTGCAGGAGATGGTGAACGCCGTGTTCGGTAAGACCGGCGGAGCAGCTGCTTCGGATCTAATCAAGAACCTGCAGTCCTTCGTCAACATCCAGAAGCAGGTCGCTGGCTCTGGCTCCGGCTCGCTCACTAAAGGTTTCGGCGAGGCCAGCAAGCAGCTCGGCGTACAGATGAAGATTATTGAGCAGCAGTTGGTCAACTCCGCTGCCCAGTTCGGTCTTGTCCTAATGCCTTACGTCAAGGACGCTGCCAACATCGTCACCGGCGCAATGAACTACATCTCAACGCACAAGGGCGCACAGACTGCGCTCGGCGAGGGTATCGCCGCGGCATTTGCCGGAGCCATCGCAATTAAGGTCGTTAATTGGGGTAAGGGAATTGCTGAAGCCTTCGGCTTAGAAGCCTCGGCAGTCGAGGCGGGCCCTATCGGTTTAGCAATTGCTGCCACCGTTTTAGGGGCACTTGCAATTAAGAAGTTTGCAGCGCAACCGGCTACCGATGCCGCAAAAACTCGCCACGAACTTCAGACAAACCCTGCCCTCGGTGCTGTTGACTACGCACTATTCACCACCAACGTCGCCGGAACCATTGCAAACAAGTTTCTGCAGTTCCTGCCAGGGGGCCCACAATTGCCTCACCTGCCCATCTTCGGCACAACCGGCACAAGCAACAATAACGGCAAAACACCGCAAAAGCCCATGTTCCCCTATGTGTCGGGTTACGGTGTCGCTCCTAAGAAAACGACGCACAAGGTGACTGTCACCGTGCGCGGTCATGGAACGATTGGCAAGTAATGGCTGAGTTCGACGCGGATCTAACTGGCGACAACACCGAGTGGAACATCGAGCTCGACCTCGACCTTCTCGCCCAGAAACTAGCCACGCACCCTGCCTTCGTTAAGGCCCTCGCCATGCACGTCCGAAACGCCCAGACGAAGGACGTGCGCCGGATGGGGAACCTCTACGGCACGACCGCCCAGGCTAAGCCTGCGCCACCCACGACTAAGAGGCGACTGAATTGACACTCGCGACGCTTCCTGCCTTTGACATCTGGATTGCCTTTAACCCGACCGCCTCGGGCGCTACCCTAGCAACGGCGAACCAGCAGGCGCTTCCTGCCTCGGGCGCATCGAACACCTACTGGACGAACGTGTCCAAGTACGTCCGAGACTTCACGACCAAGACGGGAAAGCAGCACTACCTCGACCGCGTGGAAGCCGCCACGCTCAAGATGACGCTCAACAACCGCGACGGATTCTTTACGAACGCCTCAGTCAACGGGCAGAGCGCCGTCATCGCCCCTCGCCTGCCTATTGCGATAATGGGCACTTACAATACTATTTCTTACTCTGTGTATTGGGGCATCATCGACACGGTGACGGAGAAGGTCGCCGACCAGCTCAACTCCGACCTCGACATCGAAGCCTCAGACCTGACCAAGTACCTGAGCCTCAAGTATCTCTACCGCCCCTCGTTCTGGAAGGGCTACGCGCTCTCGGCCTCGACGCGCTCATGGTATCGGTGCTCGAACTACTCCGCCGTCACCGTCACCTCGGCGCACGGCAACGGATCTACCATCGTCTACCAGGCACAGAACACCTTCAGTGTCGGGCAGGTGGTAACGATTCAAGGTCTCGCCGGCATCACCACGCTTAACCAGACCAACGCCACCATCACCGCCGCAACCTCGACCTCGTTCACCGTCGCCGCGTCCGTTACGGGTGACAGCACCTCTGCCGGCCTCGCCTACCTGACGACGCTCTACGACTACGGCCCTGCTGGGTCAAACGGGTCGTTCGTCGGGCAGGTCTCCTACCCTCAGCACGGTGTCATCATCTACGACACCGACGGCTGCGCAGACCTCTCGGGCGCGTCCAACATCGCCGGAGCCACCCTGCAAATCATCTCCCCGTCTTTCTGCACGGGTGTTGACTTCTGGATTCTGGGCCAGCAGGTGCAGGGCAACTCGGTGCTGACCGTCAACTCGGGCGGCAACATAATCACCATGACCATCACGCAGGCCGGTGTCTTGACCGCGACGGTCGGGGGAGTGCTCGCCGCAACTGCCACGGTGGTCAACGACGGCTACTGGCATCACGTCGGCATCGTCTGCAACACCTCCTCAGTGCCCCAGCTCTACTGCGACGGCGTGTTCTACTCGCTCGGGCTGTCCTCGACGCAACTCGCCGCAGGGTCGCTCTACGTCGGCGCTAACGCCTCGGGCGTGGCTTCCTACAACGGGCAAATCGACGAAATCGTGGTCTCGAACAACGCCAGCACCTCGACCCTGCCCCAAGAGGTTCAGCAGCGCTACCGAGCCGGAACGCTCCTGCAATTGGGCTACCCCGTCACGTCAAGCAAGGTGCTCTCGGGCGACCGCATCGCCGAGATTCTGACCCTGGCAGGCATGGGAACCATTACCGGCGGCAGCATCTCCGCCCTCGCTACGGTCTCCACTGCGACGGGCTCAAGCTACCTGCCGAACACCCTGCTCATCTCGAACGCCTACCAGAGCACGAACGCCTACGTCGCTGGTTCATCGAGCAACGGCTACGCAGCAGTCGAGCCCTACTACTGGGATAGCCCCGTGACCACCTCGACTGCGCTGGACTTGATTCAGCAGGTGACGGACACCGACATCGGCTCGTTCTTCCAGTGGCCTGACGGATCGCTGCACTTCTTCACGCAGAACTACTACGGAACCTGGTCGTTCACCCCGAACACCCCACCAGCCGCGCCGACGTACTCATGGACACCGCGCACCTTCTCCTCCTCGGGAACGCTGAGCGATGACAACTCGGGCTACGCCTACGACGCAACCTCGCTGGACTGGGT